TCTTGTAGACTTCTACAATGTATCTTGCTCGTTTTAAGTAGTTTTCCCTATTTCTTGGCATGCTACAAAAATACCACGCAAAAAGATACAAGTCAAGGCGATTTTTAGCGAGTATCAGAATAAAAAAACCGCCTACAAATGCAGGCGGCCAAAAAATAAAATATAATATAAAAAAACAGTTATATTTTAGAAAATTCTCTGAAAAAGTGATTCATTTCACGCTCAAAAACATCAGTATAAATGTTTTTGTGACTTTGTTTTTCGCCCTCTTTCGTGGCAGTGAATGTCCATCGTGAGACAGCAGGTTCACTGACAAGAAGTCCTTCTTGAGCAGGAAGGTTTAGATAGTAACCCTTAACATCGTAGCCTTGGCACTGTAGAAACTTGATAATCTGCGCTTGGGACATCTCTGCTTTGGTATACATCGTGATGATGCCTTGTTCTTCTTTTATTCGTATCATAATTTATTCTCTTTTTCCATTGTTTTTTGAATTTCTCGGCGGTGCTTTTCTTGACTCATTTCTTCGGTTGCCTTTTTTGGTAGAAATACCGGTATCTTTGTAGAGCTTTGACCGATTTTAGCAAACTTCTCCTGCATTTCCTCTGGTAGTTCATGAAAGTATTTTAGCGGTGCATCTTCCTTTTTTTCTTCTTGTTCTTGGGGAGGAGTGCTTCTTACCAACTTCTCTCTTTCATCAATTTTTCGCTCTAGGTATTGCCCTGCCCAGTCCATTACCAGCATTGTATCAAACTTATAGACCTTTCCAAATTCCCCTCTTCGTGCCATTTTGAACATCAGTACTATATCATCAAAAGTTTCATGGCTGAATTTCTCGTACAAATCTCCTGCTAACACTTGGATTTGGTAGGTTTCCAGCTTATTTCCTGTAACCTCTAAAAAGAACTCTATCACTCGGATAATCTGCTTTATTGTAGCTATTTTTTCGCCCGAATAAATCACAAGCGGTGCGTTTTCCAGGCTTTGCCGAATGGTAAGGTTTTGCTCCATTCTTGCCAGCACATTAAAGGCTTGTTTCTTCTCCGTATAGCTCTGTAAGGTCATCAGCGTTGTCGGCTGCGGAGGTTGGGATTTTGTTAATGCTTTTGAAATATTCTCCATATAGTTTTGGGTTGGCTTTTACTTGTTGAACTTCATTATAATACTTTTCAAAATTGCTTTCTCTGAACAAAGTCGTTGGGCAGAGGTAACCTGCCATAGCGGGGTTGTTCTTCCATTGAATAGTTTTCAGCTGGATGACTTCCACGATTTCCTGCGGGGTAAATTCCGCCTTTAAAAGTGCTTTAATTTTGGTTAAATTACTCTTTATCGGTCGGAACTTAGAGCCTGTGATTTCGTTGAGGTTTTCTAATATCTCCAGCTCTGGCGTGTGTAGTTCGGCTTCCATATCTTTTAATTTTCGTTTTCATTTTTTTGTTTTTCAAACAAGAAAAAGTTTCGGGGAACTGTATAAATAATCATATCGCTATCAAAATGTTCCCATGAAGTATCTTTACAGATGCACTGTATCCCATCTTTAATTTCAATATAAATGCCTTCGCCTTTTACCTCTAAAACTTTTTCTAAATCTTGGTTTAAAATCTCTATTATATTCATTTTATAAAATTTTCAATACTAATTCTGCTAATTTTAAATTACATTCTCTACTTTCTTCCTGTATAAAATCATCACTCTCTAGCCAGTCATTATAAAGTAATGAATACGCTTGATAACCAATGTAATCATCTATCCCCTCTGTTGTAATATAATCTATAACTTTTTCTATTTCATCTGAGCAAGGAAGAATTACATAGTCCAATAACACTCCACAACTATCACAATTATTAAAATATTCAGTTTCCATATTTGAGGCAGAGGTATGTTTTTTAAACACAGAAAATGGATTATCCCTAAGATGTATTGGTGATTTTCTTTGTTTCAAAAGATAGTCACTCCTAAGGTTATAAAGAGCTTCATTTATACAATCTGGGCAAAAATCAATACTCATATCATTATTATCCTGTTCTATCCACCAAACTTTTTTTAATTTCGGTTCGTATCGCTCGACATAAGGCTGTAATAATTTCAGCGCTTTGCTGATTGTTTCTTCTCTGGTCATTTCTCTTAATTTAAAATAATCGTTTCTTCTACAAGGCTATCAGCGAGCCTTTTGGCAAAATTCAAGTCTTTTTGAGCGTTCAGAAAAGCATTGTAAAGACTATTTAACCGCTCAGCAGGGATTTTGTTAAAATCATCTTCTTTTGCTGCACGGCAGGCGATGCCTTTTACATATTCCACACTTGGTTTCTTGTTCATCTTCTCAAATACCCCGAAGATAGCTGCTATCAGCCTTTTTCGCTTTTTGTCTAGTTCTTGGGACTTTGCCGAAGCTCTTTTGTTCAGCTCGTAATAAAGCTCATCTATTTCAGATGCTGTAAGCTCTTTCGCAGAGCAGGTGCGTCCACTTGTGAAATCATAGATGATTTCTCCTCGTTGCTCCTGTATTCCTTGCTTGGAAAATGAAGTCATTAGTGCTTTAAGTGTTGCCATTATGTATTATTTTTTAGGTTCTACAACTACTTTTTGATTATAAAACTCTATATCATCCTCATCTCTGCCTACTTTCCACGCAGTGCCTTTTATTAGGCGCAACACTGCAAAACGCCCATCATATTTGCCATGTCCATGCGTGTAAGCGACTACAACAGCATCATCTGAAAAAATCCACTTATGGTAAGCATTACCACGAGACTGAAAGTTTTCAAGAAGTACGCTATTTGGATTCATGTTTTGAGCAACTTCTTTTGCTCTGTCATTGTTGCTAAATAATATTTGTTTCATTTTTAATTGATAATAATTTGCTCCGCCCGATGGCTCGAACATCGGTGCCTGCCTGTGCGGAAAGATTTTGAGGATTATTCTGCATACATAGCTTTTACAGCAAACATGCACGCCTCCTCTAATTTTGTCTGCGCAAGGGAAATAAGCCTTTGCTTTTCTCCACTTGCTGGAGTAGTATTTTTATCGCCTCTCTGTTGTTCCAGCCCGTCTATGATTTCTGCGATACGCTTCCTTGTGGTCTCTACTATCATCGGCTCCATTTCTCTGTTTCTCAACCCACATCTTCTCTGTCCTATTGTCATTTTAAATTAGTTTTAAAGGTCATTTAAATTACTCTTGTGGAAGCAGGAAACTCAAATCAATATCCTTTGAAAGCTCTGCGCTGGTCATGGATAAAGGTAGGTTTCTTTCTATCCCTACGCCATCTACTTCCCACGCTTCTATAAACCATTTGGATAATTTCGGTTTGTAGGCGTTCTGGATGATTTCCACCCCTTTCTGGAAGTCCGTATCTGGATAATCTCTATCGGCAATTTGTCTTAGTTCCAAAACTTTTTTACTATCCAAATCCCCTTTGCCGTTTCTTTGTAAAAGGCGGTAAATAGAGGCTACTAATTTTTTAGAGTTTTCATCCTTAACCAATGTCCCTAAGAACTTGTGCACCATTTCCAAACCATATCCTGCCTCATCGGTGTAGCCGTCTGTAATTCGGTAGCCCAGTTTGATACTTTGCTTTCCATGAGTAATGGTGTGGCTTTGCTGATTTTTAGCCTTAATGCCCATTGTCTCTATTTTCAACTTCAAATAATTTTCAAAGGTTCGGAAAGTGACCTCCTTTATTTTTGTAATATCATCCGAAACGCTTTTAAGAAGTTCAAACATTGTTGGCACCGTTCCTGCTGCCAAGTCTTCCAATGCTTTTAAATCTTGGGCTTTTTTCTCTTTCTTGGCTTTTTCCTCCTCTTTTAGTTGGTTTTGTAAAGCCTTTTTCTGCTCATCCGTGAGCTGTGTGATGTCTATTGCTGTCATAATCTTTTATTTTTTTGGTTCTAATTTCTTTTTTAAAATTCTTGTATGGGTCTGATGTCTTGCAGTTCTGGAGTAAGATTGCCAGCACTACAATTGCGAGCATTCTATAAATCATCATAATAAAGGGTTATCAATAGAATAGATATGAATGAAGTATAAGTAAGGGTAACTATTCCCCACATTATATCTTGTCGCCAGCAAACAGCACTTAACAAAAACCCTATTAAAGCGATTAAAAGTGTACTTTCCTTTCTGAATATATCAAACAATTTCAAGATATAAACAGCGTGGGCTAATAATAAAATCATAAATGTTGTCATAGTGAAGTTTTTTTGCAAAAACGAAATATTAGTCTATTGGCTTGATAATTCAATTCTAACAAATCTGATATATTACGATCTGTCTTTTTGCTAACAAAAATAGCTGGCACCAAACTTGTTAATACATAGACAAATAATGTTAAATTTTCACTGTCTTTAAATTCTTTATCTATACCTGTGTTTTGAAACATTGTATCAATTGCCCCTAGCATTTCTTTTAAATACCTTTCTTTTTTTTCTTCCTGTTCTTTACTCATCATAATCTTTTATTTTTCTTGGTTCCCTAATAATTCTTTTTGTTTTTCTAATAATCCTTCAAGCTGGTGCTGTAGCTCTTTCCACTCTGCAAGGCTTTCCGCCTCTTCCATTTGTTTCTCTATTTCTTTTATCATTACTTCCAACTCCTCAAGGTTTGGCTCAAATAGTTCTGTCATATCTTTTTGTTTTTTATTTAGTTATAAGGTTTCCATTTCATTCGAAGTGCTCTCATGAACACATCGTTTATTTTCTTCTCCAGCTTCTCGGGCTGGGTAAACTCTTCACCTTGCAAAATCTTAGACCTTTCAAGCTGGATATACATCCTTTCAAAGGCTGTAAATACCCGTTCGTATTGGCTGTCAAACTGCAAGACCTTTAATAATATATCATCTCTATTCATAACTGGTGTTTTTTAATTGGTTTCTTTTAGTTCTGTTCCGTGATACAGCAGGGCTTTTTCTTCATCTATCATAATATTGCCACCTGGGCACCTTCCTAAAACAGTCACTCGCATTCCTTTCGCTTGTACTATTATTTTGCTCATCTTTCGCCAGTATCTTCCTGCTGCGGTATCTGGCATTCCTCTTTCCTCGTGGCTTACAAAAATTATCAGCTTATCCTGGTGTTTCATCATCAGTTCTTTCAGCTTGGCTTTTGTAATTTCATCTACATACTTAGTGATGTTGTCTATGAAGATGATTTTTTGACATTGTCTTTTCTTCATTCTTTCCTCTATATCCTCCCATTCTTCATATTCTATTATTTTAAAATTCTTATTGGTGTCATTGATACCCATTCGCTTCATTGCTCCTGTAAAATGCTCACTGATACCCTCTTCTGCGGAGATATATAAGACTTTTCCAAACTTTGTAAGGTAGTTTGCCAGCATCAGCGCAAAGGTGGATTTCCCTTGTTTCTCATCTCCGTGGATTATCCAGCCTCCTGTGGTCTCTGGATTCCCAAATACTTCCTGCCAAATCCCCTCAAATTCAAACTTTTTAAACTTCTTAGAATAGGCTTGTTTTACACTTAATGCCTTCATTATGCTGCTTTCTGTATTTTTATTAAGGTTTCTAAATATCTAAGGCTCTTTATTCCGTTGTCTTTTTTAGTGAAACACTTTTTTACAAGGCTGTTTATCTTGCTCTTGTCCTCCATGTTCTGGACTGCTACATCATAAAAGAGCTTTTCATAGAATTTTACTTTATCTTCTTTTACATCGGGCGTTATCCCTCTAAATTCGGAAGCGAAGCGGTCAAATATTTCTTTATATCCTACCTTGTGATTATTGATACCTCGCTGTATTTTCGCCCTTAGTCCATCGGCTCCCATCATATACCAGCCACAGCGTCCGATGGTTCCGTTTATCAATCCTTTCAGCTCCAAGAATGCGGCGTAATCCAAGTCTCCAGCTTCATCTATACAGATAAATACTTTTCCTAGGTTATTGATGTAGTATTTTAGATTGGCTAGGATTTCATTATAATTTCCTATATCTCCGCATCCTATTTCTCTGGCTAGGGCTTTTATGAACAGCCTTTTTGTTTTGCATTGAGAAGCGTCCAGATAGAAAGCGTTTCTCATTTTAGAGACTAATATCTTCGCGCAAAAAGTCTTTCCTATTCCGCAGTCATCCACTAGTATCAGAGACTTTGAGTTCTGCTGGCAGTAGTTAAAATCATCTTGCAGTTCAAGGTAAACATCAGTCTCTACAGCGTTCCAATTATCATTATCTAATGTTACATTTAGTTTTCTTCCTATCGTGAGCCATTGTGTAGGGGACAAAAGCCCCTCTCTTTCGCCTTTTTTTAGTCGGCTGAATACTGCTCCATTGATGTTGAGAGTTTTAGCATAGGCACTGTCCGAACCACTGTATCGGCTTTTACCTTCTATTATCGCTAGAGCGATGGCTTCTTTTAGTTCTGTTGATATTTCCATAACAATTATTTTTTTATCTAAAGTTTGCTGAAAGCCCTTTTGAGAGTCTTCCTGTTTGTATTGGTATTTGTTCTGTTTCTTCGGTTTCGGTTTCTATCTTCTTAGCTGGTTCTTCACGAGGGGTGTAGCTTTCCAGCCCTGGAATGACAAATTTGTTGTTCAGCACCTTGCTTCGGCGGTCTATCACGGTCAGTCGGTCTATATCATTCTTTCTATCTCTCATGTAGGCGTTTACAGTGTTTTCATATGCAGACATTATTTGTCGGTTGATCTTTCCTGTATCGTCTAGTTCATGATAAGCACGGCTGTAGGTAGGTTTCGGAAGCAGTTCACAGATAAGCATATCATCATAATAAACCATCGCTTTCAGCACCTCTCCATCGTTCCCATCCAGCCAGAAAACCTCAAAGCTCTTTCCTTCTATATATTTCATCAGCCTTATCAAATCCTCTCCAAGGGCGATTTCTCCCAAAAGTCCCAGCAGATACTCACTGCTTCTAAATTTTACTATCCCAGCATTACAAGATGTTTTGGTATTGTAGCCTAGATAAGGGAGTATTGCTCTCCAGTTGGTAGGTTTGGTTTCCTTGCTCTGCATCTCTGTGAATACTTCCCAGCGTGTTTTACCTTCGTGGCGGCTGTGCTCCATATTATTCCATTTTTGTATGTCATATAAGGAGTTCATTATGATTTGCTCCTTTGGTAGAATAATATCTCCTTCGGGTCCCTTTTGGTTGTCTTCTTTTCTTGCAAAAGGTCTTCCGAGCCAGCCCTCTTTGTCTTTTTCAAACTCATATCGCAGTTTTCCGAAATACCGCTCTACATGTTTTGCTCTTGCCTTGTTGGCTTCTATTCTCACATTGTCAAACATCGCCCCATTTTTCAAGAAAGTATCTCTAAATGATGCATTCAAAGCGCTTTCGCATTCCAGACCGAGAGGCAGGTTAAAGCCCCATTCAGTGTAGTTCCTTACCATCTGGCGGTAGAAGTTTAGGATAAGTCCCTCCTTGGTTTCTCCGTATACCCATGTTGTCCATGCTTCCGAGCCTAGGTCTATTCCCATATAGAACCACAGCCTTTTGCTCTTATCGTAGAAGAATGGAGGCTGTCTGTCATCTATGGAGATGAGTACTCCTGCTTCTTTCACTTTGTCCAGACTGTGATACGGCACGAACTGCTGTATCAGTTTCTGGCGGTCTCCACTTCGTTTTGCGTAGGTTCCTATCTTGTTCTCCCATCTTCCCAGCCAAGCGATGATGCTGTTTTCAGAAATCTGCTTAAACTTCTTGCGGTCGGTATGGTCGTAGATTTCTCCTGTGGTGTGGTTGATGATTTCTACACTGCCGTCTAAAAACGCCTGATATTCATCTGCTACCTCTGTCCTTGTCGGTTTGGTTTCTCGCCCTGCGAACATATCATTCAGCAGTTTTATCATGTCACCAGTCATTATCTTCGCATGTTTGTTTTTTAGTTTTTTAGAGACTAGACTTCCGAAATTAAAGTCCTTTTCATCTCCTTTTAAAAACTCTTTAAATACCCTTGAAAACTGCCTGTCGCCCAGCTCTAGTGTGTGGGCTCTGCCGTGTATTTTGGGCAGGTATTCATTGAAAGTGATTAGGTCTATCCTTAGGCTTTCCATGATACCTATTTTCTTGCCTCCTTTTAGTGATAGCCTTTCTTCTTTCAGTTTCAGTAGGGCTATCAGCACGCTGGCGTTAGTGATGTATTCTTCTTGGTATTCTATTTTTAGGTAATCGCCATCTTCAAACTCGTAGGTGGTGTAGAATGCCGTAGCTGCAGGATTTATTTCCCAGAACTTCAGCAGGGGGTGGTGCATCGTACGGGGGTCGCCTATGCTGTTCTGTATCTCCTTGGGCAGACTGTCAAAGTCTACCAACAGCTGGCGCCCGTTACCTCCCGACTGGACTTTCTTTATTCCGTAAGGTTTGTCTTTATATCTGCTTATCTGCGTTTGAAGCGATTTTAAACAGTTATAATACTTTGGAACAAGTTCGTCCTTGGTTACTACTAATATGTTACCCCATTGGTGTGGCATTATTATTTATTTATTATCTTTATTTTGTTCCCGCTGGGGACTCGAACCCCAGTGTATGCCCTTCGGGATAAATCACTATATTTGTGTTGTCAAACCAAAAAATTATAGTGATATGTTTGTTAAAATCAATTATGCAGGTCAAGAAATTTACCTTAATGCTTATCAAATTGCACATTTTCAGGTATTAGGAGACGACTCCGTTGTCATTTTCCTTGTAACTGGCGAGAAAAGAACTCATTACGGAGGTTCTCATCTGTTTTTACAGCAGATACAGTCTTTAAGCACGAAGCCATAGATTTAATCTCCATTATTATCTTTTCTACTTCTTTATCATTAGAGAGGTCAAGGTTTTGTATCTCTATATCAATTAATCTGGGTGCGCCGTTTTCTAATAATTGGCTTTTTATTTTGAAGTCCATTTAAATAGTATTTAAAATTGTTTTTAGCATTCTCCTAATGGAAACTCTGCCTCCATGTTTCGCTCTGGCAGATAGCTGATCCTTTTGCTAGTCCATACTTTTATCCCTAGAAAATAGTAGTGAGTTCTGATCTCTTCTTTGTTGCTGCCTAGTGTGTAGTAGGTGTATTCTACTTTTCTTAACATCTGTTTCATATCTATTGGTTTATAATTTCTCTTAATACTACATCAGTTACATTATTCAGTGTTTTTAGAGCCTTGTGGTAGTCCTTTTTTATATTCTCGGAGGTCTCACTCTGGCGGTCGCCCCGCAGGCTCTTTCTTACTGTATCCGCTTCTACATTGTATTTTCTGCAGAGTTCAGATATAATGCGTTGGTTGTATTTATACTTTTTATTCATATCTTTGTTGATTGTATTGTTTGTATCATTTAACGGGACAAAATTATAAACAAGTTTTTAATTAGCAAAATATTTTACAAACATTTTTATAAAAATACCATGTATGGAATCTTTACCTATTGAAAATCAGAGAGTAAAAAATGTTATAGATTTTACTACAAAAGGCAATGTTTTACAATTTAGCAAAGAAATAGGAATAAGTCAGCCTAGGATAAATAGGCTTTTCTCCATTGATACTAGAAATGGAAAGTATCCTTTAGTGTCTTTTGAGATAGTCCAAGCAATTATAAACAAGTTTGTAAATATAAATGCAGAATGGCTTCTGACTGGAGAGGGAGAAATGCTAAAATCAGACAATAACACACCTGCTGTAGCAGAGCCACAGATTCCCTCGGGTATTCCCATGCTTCCGTTTGATGCATTTGCTGGAATAGGGACAGATGTAGAGGGAGTTAATCTGGATACCATAGAGGAGCGGTATGTAGTCCCTTTGTTTGATGGTATGAAGATGGATTTCATGATACCAGTAAGAGGATCATCTATGTATCCTAAGTATAACAGTGGAGATGTAGTAGCCTGCCGTATGGTGCAGGAGCTTTTGTTTGTCCAGTGGAACAAGGTCTATGTCTTGGACACCATCAGTCAAGGAGTAATCATCAAGAGACTTAAAAAAAGTGATAAAGAAGGCTTTGTAATCTGTAAATCTGATAACGAACAATACGAACCCTTTGAAATTCCCATGTCTGACATCAGAACTATTGCCTTAGTAGTCGGTGTAATCAGGCTCGAATAGATCCAAATGTCCAGAACAGAGTTCGTGTGTGCGTGTTTTTCTATTGGAAGAGCCTTTACAAGCCCCTTTAATTTACTGTTTATCAGTATTTTAGTTAGTTTTATTAAGTTTTTATAAATGTTATTATAGGGTATTGAGTTTTACAAAAACGAACAAAATAGCCGTTTGGTTTGCGCTTAAATATATCCCAATTTAACAGATAAAATCAGTTTTTGAATACCCAACTGAATACCCAACTGAATACCCAACTCCTAAAAAGTGCGTTTTTTGTAGTTTTTACAGCCTGTTATATAGGGGCGCAGAGCAGGGGTATTTATTACTTATGACATTTAACAAGAAAAGCCCTATTTTTAGGGCTGTATTGGTTGTTTTAGAGCATAACAATGCCCCTATGGTAGTAGGGGCTGCGTATTTTATTCTTTTCCTTCTCCCAATGGAACCAAAAAGGAAGTAAAAGGAACTATTTGGACATTTTGTTTTTTTATCTTTTGGAGGGCTTTTTTGTGCTTTTACTCTTTATTTATAGGCTTTTTTGCACTTTTTTATTTACTATTCATTTTAGACATTTTGTTTTACCCCCTATA